AAAATTGTTTTAGATTCTCAGGATTTTTAAAATGATAAAAAGGTAAACGTAAATAAGCAGTAACAACCCCACCATCAAAACTGGGACCTTTATCAAGTTGATAAACAAATCCTGCGTCATCCCCAACATAGAGTACTTCTTCACCATTATTATCTTCAGCTGACACTGCACAAGTAATAGTTTTTCCTAAGTTACCTCGAGTGATTCCTTTAACTTTCCCATTATCAAAAGTAACAGTGATAAGCTGCCCATCAGTATAAAATAAACGATATTGGTCTTTATTTTTAACTTTAATAGAACAACTGGCTTTTCCTCTTTGGTCGTCAAGAAAAGGTTTAATTTTTTGACTGACGGTACTCATATTAAAATCGCCATAATCAGCAGTCGTAGTTAATTTTTTCAATCCCCTGTCATCAAGAAAAAATGGTAAACCTATATCTTGGATTGTACCAGCAATAGCCCCTGAATCAAGAGAATACGCTTTTAATTCCCAATCCGCAACACTGGTACCATAAAGAAGAGATATACTGTTTCTTGCAAAGATCGCTAATGCATCCCCAGGGGTGTTTACAAAACCTACACAATCATCCCCGATTGCTAACTCTGCAGCTCCTGTGATAGCGGAAAAAGTATAAGGGGTGCCTGGGGATGAATGTTGCACTGACCCACCAGGAAAAGAAAAGAAGAGATGTTTTTTGAAAGTAAAAATATGATCAGGGGTGTCAATTGTCATCCCAGTATTGATAAATATTACATCAGACCCATCAAATGAAAAACCTTGATTTACACCATTCACACCATAAACAGCTACAGAAGATGAAGCTCCATAAAAGTTAGTAGTGATAAACTCATAAGTGCCGTTCGGTGAAAAAGCAGTTGCTGTACCTACACCTGCGATTGTCGCACAATCTGTTCCTGAAACTGTGATGATCTCAGCTTCAAAAACACCTGTAAGAGTTGATGGATTGTAATAAATTACCCCCGCTGCATCAGAACCGGCCCAAGTACCAGAATCTAATCTGACATGAGTTACTGTGGCTGTGGCACTACCTGTCTTACCAGTAATCGTATCCCCTATAGCAATGACACTTTCGCCCAATGAAAACGTCAAAGTTTCATCCATGGTCACAACAACCCAACCAGCTGCTGTTGATTTATACATCATTCCAACTAAACCATTGGCACTATTTCTGAAACCATAAAGAACATCATCGAAACGAAATATGCCACGTACAGAACCGGACCCCGGAATTGCTAAAATATCAGTACGTCGAGCTTCAATTCCAACTTTCCATAAAGCTAAAGTAGCATAATCAGATTTAACAGTCTCACAAGGACTTGGTTGTCCATCAACACGCTCGAACCCTTTAACTCTTGTATAACCTCCTTGAGGAGCACACTCATAATTATAAGAGCCTACTAACTCACCAGGTTTCATACTCATAATTGGATCAGCGAGATTTTCCCCACCTTCAAAAGGAAAATATTTAGTAATAATCATAGCGACCTTACATACATCTGCCTAGGCGATGATTGAGTTGTCGTTTGTTGATTAGGTAAAGCGTAACCTTCGAGTTTCTTTAAAACTTCATCATATTCTTTTTTAGCTTGTTCCCATTGAGTAGTTGATTCAACATACTCAAAATACCACATTTTAGCCCGAGTTATGATAACCCGTTGATATTTGACAGGGTATGAAGGGGTATCGGCATTTGCAGTTAAAAGTGTGGTATCTTCCCAATAATTACCATAAATTGAATAAACAGCATCAGCTGGAGCTGAAAGAGATAAATTACCATCGGGCATAATACACAAAGAATAAGGGGCAGCATTGGTTTTTAAACTAAAATTAGAACGCCACTCTTTATAAGAAACCACTGATAAAGGACGCCCCGTAGCCACACCCCGAGCTACCCCAAAAGATTCTTTATCCCACATCCCAAAATCATCAGGTTTAGTGAGAGATACAGAGTCTACACTTGTATCTGATGTATATTCAGCCCAAAGAAAATTCCAATCAGGATGTAAAGATTGAACCAATAAATCTGCGTTGGCTGTCCAATCCACTATTTTTAAAAGTAACCCTGACTGAGAAGTAACGGCAGCCGGCCCAGTACCCTGTACCCCACATTCCTGTCGTACTGCTTTTGCTAACTCAAGAAAAGTCATTACAGGCTCCGTAGATAATTAATCCCTTCTACTTTATTGGTCCACACACCACCAGCTGCTTTGACTTGTTCTTTCACTTCTTGCCAACTTAACAATTCAAAATCGATCACTGGTCTATCGATCACTGGTTCAAGGAGCACTGGCTCTTCGGTCATAATCTTCTTAGCCACTGAGGATTCAATTACAGGTTTTGAATGATCCCCATTAATGATGATCTTACCTGACTCATCAGTTTCCATGAACTGATTATCATACCATTTACCATTTTGGTGGTATTTAGCCTTGGTAGCACCACTAACTTTCCCAAAAGGCTCAATTTTATTGAAAGGCATCTCTGACTCCCTCTTCTCTTCGGGTTAAAAGAAAAAAGCCCTGCCCACAATCAGACAGGGCTTTTTGCAAAAACTCTATGTAACCGGTTTACTTTACAGTAAATTTCCCGGCAACTTTTTCAGGTTTAGCGGGAACAGGACGCTGACCCTGACCTGAGGTGCGAGGAACATATTTTTTGTCCAATTTTTCCTGTTCGGACAATCCCTTCTCAAGATTAGTAGCCATAATATTTCTCCTTCTATTCTGACTGGTTAAAAGAAAGTTTCATTCCTGTCCTACCACCACATGATAGTAACGATAAGATCGATAGTACCAGTGGTTCCCAAACCATCACCATCGATGGTGATAACCGTGTCAGCTGGTAGATCTGTAAAAGCATCCAACTCGGCTTGTGTCGGCTGAACCGCCAAATCAATAGCTGTGATAGGAATTTCAAACGTCCCATATTTATCAGTATCTGCTGGGATACCGATCCGGAGGTTACCGGCTGCCGTTTCATTTTTCGTTTTAAGAACGATTGACATGGCAACGATTCTGCCAGTCATCCCTTTTGGACCCACAAACTGAAAAATATCAGCCATGGTACTAATCGCAGCATTCGCATGAACAGCAAACGATTGATAAATGGGTTTATCATAAGTAGCCAAAATATATCTCCTCTTATGTTATCTGAGAGTTAATTTAACAAAAAGTTAAACTCAAGTATCTGAGGTCCAACGCAAAATCCGAGCATTCGTGGTATCACTATGGACAAGACCAAACCCACCCAAATAATACCATGCAATACCTTTTGAACGACCATAATCAGTCGGGATCTTACCACGAATCTCTTCTGGAATACAGATCGCTTCAGCAACAGTATCTTCGCCAAAAAAATGAGCTTCATCAGACTCACTATTATCATCAAAATTGAGACTCTCAGCAATGTTAGTCTGCTCGATAAAACGAACACCTTCATAACGGCCGATCTCACCATTCATGATCATATGAAACCCAGTATCGGTGTAACTGTGGAGAGTTTCAATCTCATCCTTAATACCCCTGAAGGTACTCGGCCGGGCGATACAATAATAATCGCCGGAAGAGAAAGTCGGAATATTCTTTTCTTTCATTGAATCAACAATCAATTTGACATGAGCTTTGAGCAATGCAGTATTGTTGGTTGAAGCACAAGTACCATCGTCAGTCTCGACAATAGCATTAGCAGCAATTGCACCAACAGTTAATGGTGAAGCATCAAATTGAGCCCGGGCAGCAATATCAAATGCCTTAGAGGCATCATTTTTCAAAACTTTTTTGATCACTTCACGGACAGGATGATAACTCAAATCATCAAGTTTACCATTGTACGGCACAGAAAGACCGTACTCTGTAACTGTCAAGTCACCTTGAGTGATGGTGAATTTACTTTGAGGGATCGCCTCATCTTCCGTTAAAGATGCACCTTGATCAGCAGTATCAGAATATACATTCCAATGATAAGATTCACCCCTGCTGAGGCCCTTATCCATTGCATCCTTAGCATCACAGTGCTGACGATAACGAACTTGCGGCTGCACATCCATCCGCAAAACATCAGATAATTCGTCTGTGTACATATGCCCGCCGTCTGCGGCGGTTCCCCAGGTTTGTCCGGCCATTTGAAAACTCCTTATGCTCTAAGCTTTAAGCTTTAGGCATGAGACCTTCGGGAAGCTATTTGATCGAAAATTTCCCGCTTGGTCTTTGGTTTTATAATTTGAGGACCTTTACCTCGTTGTGTTGCAACAGGTATCCGGTCTACAGATTTACGTTTACTTTCCCGTTTACTATCAAGATCCTTTTTGACAGATTCTTTCTTCTTCGGAACAGGTATATCAAGCTCAACTCGTGCCTGTTTAACCGCACCTCTGACAACATCTGACGGCATCATATGTGGGTTAGCTTGAGCAATCTCTGCAGTAAGCTGGTTAACATATTTTCGTCGACCGACAGTATTCAGGTCAGCATGCTCAGTTTCAAACATCTTGACTGCATCCTTTCGGTCTGTCTCTTTTAATACAGAATTGGCCACTTTTTGAACTAAATTGTCTTCATTAAGTGGTACCGGTATAGCAACTGGTGCGGGTGTAGACGCAGGGCGTGAAGATGATTCTAAGATCTCCTCGACCGCCTTTGCAATGCTTTCAGAGTCACCAAGATACAAGGTCTCAGCGATCTTTTCAGCCTTCTCTTTGCGAAGCCTTTTGATCTCTGTGTCACTTTTACCTTTGTTTTCATTAGCAATATCCCGCACCTGCTGGGAGGCTCTATTGAGTTCAATCTGTTGCCGATTGATGTCAGCTTTAGTGCGCTCGAAATCAGCTCGGTCTTGCTCTAATTGTTTGCGTTCTTGGGATGCTTGGGCTAACTTCATATCTCCGGAAAGACTCTTCTGGATAGCCACAATACCACCTGCAGCGTCCACCTCTTCTTTCGTTTTGATAATCTCTTGGCCATTAATCTTGAGCGTGATCATTTCATCTTCGATCGGATCTGCAGAACCTTCTGAGTTGGAGTCATTTTCAATAATGTCCTCCGGTTCAATAGATAACCCTGCATTCTGCCGGCGACGTTTCTCTGACATGGATTGCATCAACTGGTCTCGTTCAGATACAGGAGCGCCTTCCTCGTCAGTGTCCTGAAAATTATTCTGGTCATTCTCAAGAGTTAAATCATTTTCAGTGTTATCGATATCAGTGTCATTGGTGCTATCGTCTACGTCCGGACGGATAGTAGCTGCTTCTTGTGACATAATCTATTCCCCTTTATTGTTCTTCAATGTTGGCTAAATACAATTGATAAGCAGAGTCCCCTGACGCCACCAGCTGTTCTAAACAGAGCTGGAAATGGTCAAACTGTTTGATTACCCCTTGCAACTTAATAATCTCTTTAGTATCTGTAGGATCAACTGTAGCTAAGTTGTGTTGAGCTGTGACAACCCTCATTTCAGCTGCATTGATTATATACTGAGCTAATTTAGTATTTAAAAATTGCTTAGCTTCTTCTCCTAATGCCACAGTTGACATTAATTGATTATCATAATCAGTAGTGAGTTTATCTAATGTGCCCTCCATTTAGAAAACTCTCCCACCGTCATTGGTTCGTTCACAATCATGACCGTCACCATCGACGTTGAGCTCAACCTTGGTTACCGGGCCATTATCATGACCAAGAGCTTCTCTTTGAGCAAGTCCGGTACGAAGACCTTCATTTGGTAAAGGACCCCCTTTATAACGATTCTCTTGCTCTTCCCAGTCTTCATCCATTTTCAGACTCTGGTTCCCTGAAAATCTTGGCATTCTCTCCTCCACAAGTTAATTTCAATTAATATACAAACCCTTATTCCACAATCGGTTAACTCTTTTACATTATTAAAAGATTGCCAACAGCCGTAACGCTGGCTGAAAAAAACCCAACTCCTGCAAGCGTTAGCCAATATTGCATTTTGTTTTCTGGCATAAGCTACTCCCCCACTTCGCAAAACTCTCCTCGCTGATCGGCATTAGTAAATCCCTTTATCGTCAAAGTCTATTATGCTGTGATAAAATGGCTCATCCAGATAATGTAGCCCAAATGCTGAGAAGCTATTTATCATCCTCCACGTTCCGTCTGGGCGCTCAATCCGTGTTACTTGATGGCCTATGCCGAACTCCCTGACAAGTCCTATTCTCACGCCCCTTGGGTAGTCCAAATATTTAAACGTATGATACATATAGCTACCACAGGACATACACATGCCCTTATAGCCATATTTTTGCATAGCCCCTGGTGAGCAAACCCCTGTAGCCGTCCCACAAGGGCCAACCGGAGCATATAGTAGTAACTCATGCAAGTAATCAATCAGGTCGTCGGTTAAGTCCTCTGTCCAACCCTCTTTGGCTATGCGCATCTGCCAGCCGGCCATCTCAGGATTCATGCCGACTTCTGATGTCCAGTGATTCGCCTTGGCAAAGTCCTGATATAATACCGCATGAGCTGTACATTTGGCCTTAGTCGCACAACCCGTGAGCAGGAGAGAGGCCGCCCACATAGCAATGAGCCAGGCTACTATGAGGGCAGTTTTAAGTTTCATTCTGGCAACCCAAAGATAATAAAATCTAAGGCCGCTGGAGCTGCAGCGAACACGACGGTTTTATTGCTTCCATTATTCTCGACGGTGTAATCATCAGTACTGAGCATAAGCGCACCGGCTGTACTGTATACCGCCCAGACACCCCAACCTGCGGGTAAATCAAAATCAGTCTCAGAAGCGTCGCCAGTGAATCTGAATTGCTGTGGCACAAAACCGAACTGTTTAACTCGTTCAGCGCCTTTCGTCAATTCCTCACGAAGCAGGAGAGCAGGCTTAGTAAACGTCACCTGCGAACTCGTACCCACCAGCACTGTGCCACCTGAAGCTGATACAGCTTGCCCAGTTCCCGTGATAGCATTCTGGTCGATATTGACAAGGCCAGAGAAGGTGTCTCTAACGTCGGTAAGCACTTCAACTGTGTCGGTAGTGCTGTCGTAGTCAAGGGCAAGAACTGAATTAGATGAGCCAGACAATAACATCAACGCCCCTGAATCAAACAATGGAGTGTCAAGGCGTTCAATCTCGTCTAATTGGGCCGCGCTGGGCGTCGTGTTCGTGTAGACAAGCCGAGTGAATATGGTGCCATCGGCAATCGTCAAAGTGCCGCCAGCTTCCGAAACCCCCGCCCAATCCGCGATTGCTTCGCGGAAAGTCCAAACAGTGGCAACACATTCCCAACCGTAACACTCACCAGCGGTTGTCACTGGAGCGGTTAACGTACCACCGTCGGCAGTCGTCGCCTGTAAATCACCAGCATCAATAGCCGCGAAAGTCGCTGTTCCGTTGTCAGTTACAGTGGTCCCGGTTACACATCTATCTGTGATACTGGAGCCGTCAAGACACAACTCAACATCGCCAACCATCAACGGGGTTGCATGAGTTGTGGTAACATAGGCTACTGCACCAGAGGCTGGCGTTGTGGTATTCTCAAAAATAGCTGTTAAACCATCAGCATTGCCGTGATAGACTGTATCACCGTTATCAACACAGACATTACTTGTTGCTGAAGGAGCAGAAAGAAGCGCCGGGGTAGTGGCCGCGCCGTAGGTACGGTCAACAGTGTTTGTATCTGCGTCAACATCTTCATAAACATCAATCGCCGGATCAGTGGTATTGACTGCAATTGAATCATTGGCGGCATTTATAGCCCCTGAAACATGGTCATCTGCGGCTGTATCAACGAGGTCATAGACAACCGCATCGCCGCTTGAATCTCTGGTAATACGGCTGGTGCCTGCATCTGTAAAAGCGTCAATAGTGACATAGCGCATACCAGTTGCCGGGTTAATCGGTGCGTCTGGGAGTCGGGTGAGGGCTATGGCGTTGATTTTAGCATTAACTAATGTACCGAGAGAAACATTATTGAGCTCTCTGTATGATGAATCAATATTATTTCTGCCGGATATGGGTAGGTTTATAAGATAGCGTCCGGCAATCCCCCAATACGAGCAGATATTCTGATCACCTACAAAATTAATCCAAGATAAACCACCAATATCACCAGCAGCAGCAATAATAAGTTGACTATTTAGCATCTTAATTGACGCTGAATCAAGACGGTAAATAAAAGAGTAATTATTTTGACTGAACACCATCCACATCGGCAAATCAGCATCAGTGGCATCATAGATAGTAACCGTACTTGCAGTAGCAACTATCAAATACTCAGCCGGGAACTCTCTCGTAGCGCCTCTGGTTGCGGTGTTCAGGGTCTCTTGATACCAGCTAGTCCAGGCAGTTTTCTTCGGCCACAGTGGGTCATCGTCGTTTGCTACTGAGCCCCGGAATACGGCTACCGCATCGACGGAGGCGACCAGTTGCACTTCGATGGCGGAGAGAGTCGCGTTGTCAACTTCTGCATCGCCGGTGCTTAACGACCCGGTAGTTTTTAAATCAGCATCGCCAAAGTCCCAAGTACCATCTGTCGTATTATCTATAGTCTCCCCATTTATACCAGTTAAAATACCAATAGTTATATCAGTTACCCATGTATAAGTACCATCTCCATCAGATTGAAAAAGACTACCTGCATCCCCATCTGCTTGAACCACATACTCATAACCATCATAGACTAAAAAATCACCTGTAACCGGCCAAGTTGCGGCGATATCATCCAAAAAAGCATGATGAGCCTGAGCGGTATTTCCGATGATTAAACTTAACCCGAGAAGCAACATTGATAATAAAATCTTTTTCATAACAACCTCTTTATTTTACAAATTACAAAAATTACCCTTCAGCCGCGGGCACCATGTTATACCGGTCATTCATCAACACAGAACTCACACGATCATTTTCATTTGTCAACAACTCAAGCTCCCTGTCCTTCTTTTTAAACTCAAGAGCTTCCTGTTGAAGAATCAATTCACCGCGAGCAATGTCGTTCTTCTCAGCTGCGATTTGCTCTTTAATATATTTAATCTTAACATCCAGATTAGTAATCTCACGTTCGGCTGCAATAGCAATCTGTTGCTGTTGGATATCAGCTTGACCTTTAAGCTGTTGCCGTTGAATATTACCCTGCTCCTTGAGTTGAGCAATCTTAAGCTGGGTATCATAACGGATCTGGTCAGTAGCAATCTGTTGTTCGAGCTGCTGTACGGTTTGAGTGAGCTGTTGTACTCTCGGATCTTCTTCCTGACCGTCTTTAGGTTTAACTATGAAACGGGTACCGTCACGATAACCAAGAGACCCAAAGATCTCCTTCATGACCTCATCCTGGTCAATAGTTTGGATTGCCCCAGGTAATACCTCACCAATAGTCTGAATCCCGGTCACAAGACGTTCAACCCTTTTATGAGGGGATGTAGCACCAAACCCAACTGCCACCTTGACACTGTAATTAGTGTCCATGAGCTCACTCGTTTGCTCAGGTGTGACACCATCTTCACCGATCAATTGGAGAACTCTCTCATCGGTTTCATACACCTTACCCATATCCATGAGCTGATTAAGGACCGGTTCGACCCATGTTTCGGTGAAAACTCGAAGCTGATACTCAGTGATGATATTAGCATCATCGAGGGCCATAGACATACCCCCGACAGTCTCATTGAGGCTTCGGTTGGTCTGCACAGATCCGGTTGAAAATGAACCCACAAGTTCATCGAAGTCAACATTGATTCGATCTTGTTCCTGATATGCTGATCCCGTGACATCACTAAAGGACTCCTCTTTAACATCATCAAGATCATCCATCAAGATCACGCCACCAGGAACTGAGGTTGTCAGGGCCTTCCAATCGACTGAAGCATTGCGTCGGGCTTTGTAACGTTTGTTCAGAATAAGTTTGATATTGTCCAGGCGCTGATTAGCAAGATCATTGGTCTCGGTGACCAGATCCTGAGATAATTCCGGGAGCCCAGAAGGATAAATTCGGTGAGTTTCTAACAAACAGGAACCCATCTTATAAGGCCGACCTTGTTTGAAGATCTCAGTGAGTACGATCGGCTCAGACAACAACTCTTCGCTACCCAGCGTGTAAAAAATAATATCCTCATTGTCAATCTTAACAATATTACGGTGAACCCAGACAATATCATACAACGATAATTGATGACTCTCATCTTTGGAGTCGGTACGTTTGCCTTCTCGGGCAGACCTGGTGCTGTCATAATCGCCGGTCTTCATAGCCGATTGGATTTGCCCATCAGAGAGATTGAACCATTTAGCTTCCCCGGTCTTCTCATCGGCTGTCTTCATGCGCTGTTTGATATCAATCGCAAACATCGGGATGAGTTCGATCAGATACGGTGATGTGCCGATTGGATCACGCCAATCAGAACCTGCAGCAAAACGGAAATTCTCTAATGGCACGATCGCTACATCAGGCCGGTCCACTTTGGATCTGGTCTTGGTGATCGTTTCGAGCAGAGGTTGACCCATTTCATCGATCATGGCTAATTTGTCATCCCCAAAAACATGCTCATCAACATCAAAGTCTTCAGTCTCATAGAGCCACTCTTGACGAGAAATCACAACTCCCGATGTCATCGCATCTTGGTAGGCACCAATCAAGGTCGTGAACCAGGGGATTGAATGTTCGAGACGATAGGTGAGCCAATTCTTACTAATTTTGGCACCTAACACAGAATTCTCGTCAGCAGGGTTCTCAGGCATACAGTTGACCACATCAAGAGTGCCGAAGAAAGCCACAGCTGCAGCTGCTTCATGGCGCCGGATCATTGAACGAACTTTAGGCCGAAAAACTTTAGATCTGTATTTATAAGAATCGGAATAATATTTGGACCCGGATGGGTGCTTGCTTCGGAACAAAGCAAGGTTCTTCTCAATCTGTTTGCGGATATTGTTGTCGAGATAACTGGTGCTGGTTTGATAGGCATCCCGGGCAATAGCTACCCAATCATCCTCAGTTTGGGGATTGGACATATTGTGCCGGTTAATGTCGGCGTTGTCTTCGGCACCATTGTCAGAATGGTTAGTGTAACCTTCTTCTGGGGCCATGCTCATTCTCCCTGGGTGTCAAGACCGATGATATTATCCTTAATATCTCGATCGGCTTCCAACCGTTCGGGTCTGGCCCCTCGGGGAAAATTGCAACGTTCGAGCAATTCACCACCAGCCAAAATCGGGAGTTTCAACTCATTGTCATGCATCAATTGGCTTAGATGCAAAATAAAACCGTACTCACCGTGAATATCAAGATTTTTGACAGTCACAACGCCGGTTCCACGTCTACATTCTACGAACCAAGTCCAACCAGGGTAGTGTTTTTCAAGTACTCTCCCGACCATTGCACAGACTTTATTTGCTTCTACCTCAAAAGCAATACCTGCTTTGTACTCGCCAGGAGTGCGTTTGTCAAGTTTTTTCACATGTTTAACGTACCGTTCCTGAGTTAATTTCTTTTTCTCATTAATCTCATTAATCTCTGTATGGGTCATCTTGCGCCTCCGTGAACTCTCTCCCTCCTGAAAATTCATATACAGTTATAGGATCATGCATAGTTGAGTCAACCTTCTCCGCCCACTCTTTAATATCAATCGTGACAGTGGTTGGACGAACAATCTCAGCCAATGGTATCGGGGTGCTTGCCATGATTAATCTCCTTTTACTCTAAAAACTGAATCATTAACCCGGCAAACATATTTGCCAGGTTATCATGTTGCCGATGGTCATAACAGAAAATAAAATCTGTAGAACAATCCGGCCGATCAAATCTGATATGCATATCTAACGCACATATTTCCTGAAGTTCATGACAGAGAAGTGCAAAAAGCTCTGTGTCATCTCTCTCAGTTCCACCAAACTTTTTAACTCCTATATTGAGCTCTTTGTCATTGAATGAAAAACAAGCCCCCCTCTCTTCTTTTGTCCAGTTGACTTTGAAAACATAACTGTTGACTCTCAATGTCTTGATACGTTTTATTTTCATCACTTCCTATACCTAGATATCTTCAGAATATTCAGGGACCAGATCCCCCTCAAATGCTGTTACAAACTCCTTATAACCAACTGCACCAGATCTTAATGAATCAGCACCGTTACTGTGCCATGAATGCAACGGTGTCCGCATAAATTCGCCCAGGTTCGGATTCCACTGTTTACGATAACCATCGAGACACTTTATCCCTTTATCACAATGGGTCTCATCGATCCATGCTGTACTCAAAAAGAAACGAACCGCTTGGATCTGGCTGGCCACTTCCTGCTGATTCTTCGGTCGCTCGACAACCTGGATATTACTCAGTCCTAATTTGTGGGCATATTGAATAAATGTTTCGCCAGTCTGGGGTGAATGATTACGGCCGTCATGCGGCATATAATGACAACCGATATTATAACCAGTGTTCCGGATATATTTTACATAATATTCTAACCCTTCTCCAGACCCCTCAAAATATCTAATCAACCGATTCTCTTTGCCAACACGTTGGTGAAACCATAAACTCATTGCATCATTGTAACCAATATCCCAGAACACATTGACCGGGAATAATGTATCATATGGCACATTGCCAATACGTTTATTTTTACGAATGTTCACCATCTGTGTAGCGTAGTATGCGCCAACCACTGATGCCATGAACGCCTCTTTGGGGGTTGATGGGAACTCTCGCATCATGTCGTCCCCCATGGTGTCATTCTTGGTGATGTACCAATTCTTTTGCTTCTTGGTGAGTTTTATCCCCTTACTTTCTAACTCATCAAAATATTTGGCCATCTCATCCGTGATGATCATATTTTCTTCGAGAATATAGTCAGGATGCTTCCACCAGGGGAAAAAGAAGAACTTGAATTGCATCTTGTTGGGCTTGATCGCTTGCAATATCCGTTGCATAGCTTCACTGCAGTACTTATAAAAATAACCCTCACGGCCCTCAGCTGTGGATTCGATAAAAATGTACTGGCCGGCGTGGACAGTATTAATTGATCCTGTAACGATCTCCTGAGCTTTTGCAGGGAAACGTGCACAAATCTTACCGAACTCAGAGACATGAAGCATATAAAATGTGCCACTCCGTAATGATGTACCAACGCGAATACTGGACCCATTACTGAATGCTAATTTTTTAGTTGAGTCAGAGGGGGCAGTAAGACTATCTGTGATGTGATTAGGGAGGTTATCATAAGCATAGCGAACTTTATTACTGAAAAACTCTTCTGCATCCTCACGATTATGTGCAATGATGCCACAATGAGTATTGGCTCGAAATAAGCACGTATCAAGGAACAAAATACAAATGAACGTGGTCATTCCTAATTGACGCGCTTTGAGTATCAGATTGAAATACCATAGATTACTGATCAGTTGCTTTTGAGCCCAATTGAGTTTAAATTTAACCTTCCGACCTTTGGTATCAATGATCCAATAGAGATTATTGAGACGCCAAACCCTGCTACTTAGATTACTCGCAATCTTGACATAAGCTGCTTTCTCATCCTCAGCCAGCTCGGGAGGGGGCTCATAAAACGGCACAAGACCGGGGCTTTGCTTTCTGACAGCGTTACCCATCTAAAGCCTCATAAACCTCTTGATATTGATCTTCTGACAGCACCAGGGGTTCGTTCCCGGCTGACAAGTCATCGAGGAGCCCTGCAAAAGTGTGGGTGTGTTCCACTTTATCTTTGAGCATACCCATAATCTTAGCCAAAGAGTCAAGGGCTCCTTTTTTGTCAATCATCGTAACATCGCAACCGATGACTTTGGCCTCATTATCATAGATGTATTTGATCTTACTGATAGCTCGACGGGTGCGATAATCCATATCAGATAGTGCTAAAACTCTACCATTATCATCTTGAATGCTTATAGGATCTACAAATGCGGCACAACTATACTCATCCAGAATCTGCTCAGTCGTGACACTTAGCCGGGCCCGACTCACCGTGAGCTCCCTTTGGTAAAGATCCCAGAGATAGGGTTTAGTTGACTCATCTCTCAGGTGTCTGATCCAAGTGGCTGCTCTGGAAGCCTGGGAAGGGGTATAGCCGACGGCACGGGCAGCCCGAGAACATAACCCCCCATTACGAATTAACTCGGCTATATAGTCGATCTCTTGAGGTAAATAGGGCTTCTGGGGTTTAGGAGGAGAGGGTGGAATGCCGACACCTTCAGGAGTGCCTAAGAAATTAAAATCTGTCGATAGTGTTGATATCTCTGCCACAGCTCCCCCTTTAATTTGAATATGAGTACCGACACACACCAAACACCAGGAGGGACTGCTGCTCAATGTGTGCCGGTAACCATTGATAATACTATACATTTTAAACTATAATATAGCAAGTGAAAAATTAACTTGCTAATTACAGTGATAACAGTTATGTTTATTTGTGAGCAGAAAATCGCTCATGTAGCACGTAAAAACACTATGAAAGATCCGTACCAACGCTCTTTATTATATTGTAGGTAATCGACAATGCATAATATAGGTATTTTGGAGCCGCTTTTAAAGTGGTGAAAAATAACCACCCTTGAAATCATTGACGATTTTGGATTAGACCTGCTTTATAGGTAGACATTACAGGCGGGTGTATAACTACCCCCCCTCGTATTGAAAGTAGCTGGAATCATTGCCAAATAAACATTCGTAAAAAAAGGCAATATTATCAAATACTTCCAGAACAAGCGTTTTCCAAACTACCGAAATTATTAATGATTTAGCATTATACCGCATAGCAAGCCCCCGATTGTATACAATTCTGTAACTCCTTGATAATATTCCTGAAATTTCATTACATCGACTTTATACCTATGTTTTCGACATCTCTGTAACTATGCCTTTTTGTTGACGAATTTGTATTACATCGAAATACATGTTAATGATTCTCAAAAGCCTTAAGAGCTGAGAATCTAAATCTATATTAGTACAGTATACATATATCAATCACCATAATGTCATTCTCCTTGTATCAATTGTAATATAGTAAGCACTTTTTCAGCTCCTACCCATTTCCAAATCATTAGCATGTCTATGTGGTATAACACTGTTAACCCTAATATAATCAACGTACTTAGATGACCTATAGATAGAATTTTTTTGCTATACGTCCTACCTTATAAAATCCAGATCCTTTAGTATTATCGGTGACTTAGACGAAAACATCTATCTACATGTAGGGTTTTCGTCTAACTATGTAGAATCATTAAGGATTCACCTGTTTCGTATCCGTAGAAATACGCCCGACACTGCCGTTGCTCAATAGTTCACACAAAAAGTAAATGGAAAACACTTTCTTTAATACAATTATATACTTACAGTCTTGTCACTGGTGACGTGTCAAAATAGTTCGGGCTTTTTCGTGTGAACTACCTATTTTTGACTACCTACGTTATGCAATAAAAGCCACAATATAAATCACACAACATAATTATGGTTATTGTAATCATATATCTATATTAACAATTATCACTTTATGCACATCATACTTTGCACTATCACTCACAAGATAATTATTAAATTATAATCTAAATAACCTTGACAACCCCGACATTGTAGGGTAAGGTAGTCAATATAAAGCATGTTCATTTAACCAGGAGGAGAGATGAACCAATAACATTTAAACAGGAGATGAAAATGAAAGTTACTAAAAGCGTAAACGAGCACGGCGAAATCAAAGTAAATTTTGAGAATATCCCGGCAATCCCGGAAAAGGTCGGCTTTAAAACGGGTTGCGGGTACAACAGGGACCCAGAGACTTTAGTATCCAGCCGTTTGACTCTTGTTAGCTGGGGGGATTTTACCCATACAATTACGAAAGGCTGGGACAATTTTTATTCTGTAGAAGCAATTGCAGAAATTATCCTGAAAAGACATACTTTGATTTGTACTGCACTAGCTGAATTTAAAAACTTGCACACATCCAGTTGTGAAGTCGTGGGAAAGGATGCATTTATTAAAACAGCCGACAAAGAAAACCGTCTCTATTACAGAGGTAAAAACGGGAGGTTTGAACAAATAAAATGATCAAATTGACTATTGACTGGACTGAAGTTCTGCACATCTATCATGAGACAATCAGATTAACAGTCTCAAACAGGAGAACCAAAACATGACAAACGCAGAATTTAAAGAGAAATTATTGACCATGGCGAAGAATTCACTGTTGACAGACCCTGATTGTCTCAATGGACCAGGGTATGAGTTCAAAGTTGAGAACAGTGTCTTCCAGGTTAACGCTGACAAGTTACCTCAGTTCATAAAGAATTTGAACAAGCTCAAAGGACAGGCCCTGGACCAGAAGGGCAAACCTTGGAAGACTTCAATAAATCGTCGGTAATAATATTGTTTGTGAATAAAATAAACCTTTAACCAGGAGAACATGACTATGAAAACCAAGTTAATAAATTCTATTAGCAAAATGATACCCGTCGGTAAAAGATTGGAACTTCCGACAGATGAGCAATTCTCCAATTATGCACAAGTTAAGAAAGCATTATTGACAGCTGGTGGCAAGTATAAACGATGTGGATTTGTATTCAGTGATGATGCGAAGACAGTACAATCAAGACTTGTAAGTGGTGAAGTTATAAATGACAAAAAGAAATATCAGTTTTTTGCTACTCCTCCGGCTTTAGCTCAACAATTGATAGAAATGGCAAATATACAAAAAAACCATTTGTGTTTGGAGCCTTCAGCAGGGCAAGGAGCATTGTCAGATTTGGTATTAAAGATAACCGGCAAATGTGTTGTTGTCGAATTAATGCCAGAATGTATAAAAGTACTTTCTCGAAAAGGATATCAACCTAAAAAAGGTGATTTTTTGAAAATAGGGGTTGGTGATCTTGGATTATTTGATAGGATTGTAGCAAATCCACCATTTACCAGGAATCAAGATATCGATCACATCCGTCATATGTACTCATTATTAACATTTGATGGTAAACTGGTGAGTATAGCCAGTAAAAGTTGGTTGCTAGGTAGTCAAAAAAAGCAAATAGTATTTCAGAAATGGTTAGTTGAAATCGGTGCTGTTATCACAGAAATACCAACAGGTGCTTTTAAAGAAAGTGGAACTAATATCAGTTCAGTAATTATTGAGATCAATAAAAGAACAAAATATGGGTTGTATTCTGACAATCAAAGGCAAACCTTGGAAGACTCCGATAGATCATAAGGGTAATAATATTGTTTGGGAGTTTGTAGGGATGGAGTGAGTGACATTTGCTCACTATAACCGTCTTAACCAAAGGAGGATGATATGTACAAATAACGTAACAAAGGGTACTCTCCATGGCCCGGTAGGGTATGCTAGGCCATGGATCTTTCCCAATACTCTCAAGGTTTGAGGGTATCGTGAAGGATATTAATAATAGGAAAGGGAAAAATTATGAACGATCGGAACAGAGTAGGTAGAAAGCGCGGCTGGTTGAATGTGGCCTTAATGATCATCATCTGGGGTTATATTTGGTATTTAATTTTCTCTCAGATATAAGGAGCAATAAAATGATCACGATAAGCCCTGTGGGCAAATTCACAATCAGATCGATGGTCTATCTGGCATTATCTTTTGGCCTGGAATATGAACCAAAGGTTGAGATCGGCGGAGAGATATACATCAAGATCGGAGACACACTGGTCAAAACTTACGATGAGATGTGGAATAAGTTTTTTCCATTAATTGTGGCTGGCACTGCTGATTTGGACATTTTATTACAAGGTAAACATCTCAATGGTTTACCACTATTTGTTATAACAGCATCACCGGATAAGGTTAGTAATATAACTAATTGAAGGAAAATAACAATGGCCGACCTATTTAAAAATCCAAAGAAAAAAAAGATCCAGTCAAAGTCAGTTAAGCGTGATGGTTGTCATGGATTTATTAAAATTCTTAACCGGTCAGAGAAGAGACAAAAGGAGAATAACAATGGGACAAGCTAAAAAAAGAGGCACATTTGAACAAAGAAAAGTAGCGGCCATCGCTAAAGGTAATACTAGATCGGGGTGGTGGCAAGATCACCAGGGATATACCCCAGCTCAACGGAGAACATGGCTCAAGAGTCTTCTTCCTAAGCCTCTTGTGAAGAGTGTCAAAGATCTAGTTTTAGTCAGTGATGGGCTC